ACTTCTTCGCCTCGCTCGCCGTAGCGTTTTTCAAAGTCACCTTTGCTTTTCTTCATTGACTTGACATACTTTTCACGCTTGCCCATTTCAGGTTTGGTTAGTTTACGCTCGTCCATTTCCTTGTTGGTTTCATCCACAGGAATCACACCGGCCAACTTGCGCTGGTAGCTGCCCTCAGGTCTGCTGTCAGTGGCAGGGGCGGTGGCCCAAACAGGTAGATTGTCGGTCTGTCCTTTTTGTATCTGTTTATATACTTTCAAAACCGTCTCGCCTCTATCTGCATTGTCGATACCAAGACGATATTCTGCTGCTCGGTCATACAAGGACATTAGTCCCTCTTTGTGTGATGCTAGACCTGGGTTGCTGTCTATCCAATCTTCAAAATGATTTCTAGCGTGAACGGTAGGATTCCACTCACCTGCAATGGCTCTACCAGCTTTTCTAGCATAACCTTTAACGGTATCCATTATACCTTCATCCGTCTTGTCATGCTTGGCACGTATCTGGGCCATTTTTTCTTTGCTTGCACCTTCACGACCGGCTTTTTGTAATGCTGCCATTCCATCTTTGCCATACTTCTTCTTGCCTAGATAGGCTTGTAGGCCGCTTTCTTCTACTGCATCTTCCGACATACCTTTGTCTCTTTTAAGTGCTGCTGGAGTATCGTCTTTACTCCAATCCCAGCTTGATTTTTGACCTGACTTGTCTAAATCTCTTGCGCCTTTAGCTACTGCTTGATTATAACCATCGGCACGTTTATTCCATAGTCTGTCAAACTTTCCTTGTGGATCCGCAGATCCATGACCTTCTTTTCCTGCTTTGGCTCTACCAAATGCCCAACCGCGCTGACCTTTAGCTTTGTCTGCATAACTGCTTAGTGTATCTGGGCTAAGTTCATTGACCTGCATCATATCACTGTCGTGGCGCTCTTGATCCATGTAGTCATTGCTGGCATTGATATAATCTAGTGCCTTGGTAATCTTGCTCTGTACCCACTCTGGCAAATCCTGATCATCATCTAAGATACTGGCCAGTTCATCTGCGGCCTGTGTCAAAGTATGCAGTTGATCCTTGGCCATATCGCCTTCTTGATCATACTCGCCTTGATCTTCAATGTCATCTGAACCTTCTGTCATTTGATGATTAATATCATTTTCTAACTGATTGGCAATCCATTCATACGGATCACCTTCGCGAGCCTTGGCAACACCGTATGGCATCTCACCGCTGCTCAAATAGTAATCATACAGTGCATCGTATAAATCGTAGCTTAGATCTTCACCGTTAAGAAAAGCACGTACATCACCACGATGTCTTGCTAGAATATCTTGTAGTTCGCCGCTGCCTTCTTTGGTCAGTAGCTTGCTCTTGCCTGTTGGGCCACGTGCGCCAATGGCACGTTTGGTGCCTTTTGGTCGTCCACGACCACGCTTTTCACCTGCGGCAGGCTGCGCACGTTTCTTCTTTTCGTTGCCCCACTCATCGTAGTCATCATCATTGCCGCTGTCGTCACGGTCACTGCGATAGCCGTACTTCTTGTGAATGTTACGTTCGCTTTCTGGATCTTTGGAGCTGGGATTCTTTTCAGCGTGTTTCTGTGCGGCCTTGATCAGGTTGATATCTAGCTCGTCGAGCTTTGCCTTGTCCTTGGCTGCTTTTTTCATTGGTTCGGTTTTGTTGCCATCTTTGTCAAGATCAATGAAGTCTGGCTTACCACCTTCTTGTACTTTTTCCATGTCGCCGTCGCCGTCTAGGTCGGCCTGCTTTTTACCAGCGGCACGTGCCTTGGCTAGATTGCCTGTAAATAGATTACCTTCATCAAAGTCGGCTTCGTCGGCTCTGCCACTACGAAATACCTTAGCGTCTGCGGCCTTGTTCATGTCGTCGGTTCTTTTTTCTGCTGCTTGACTACCAGCATCTTTGGCTTTTCTAATGTAGGCAGGAACCTTGCTTGCAGGATCTTGTGGATCTTTGACCCAACGACGCTCGTCGCCTTCGTTTAGTGGCTGGCCGACTCGATTCAAGCGTTCCAGAATGTCGTAAATATTTTCCATCTTGATTATCCTTGGGGTTGTCTGCCCGTTGCTGGTTTAGGTGGGCGTGTCAATTTAGTAAACGGGCTTTTGGTACCCATTGGTAATTCGTTAGTGGTAGTTGCAGGTGCAGTGCGTCCACCTGCAATCTCAAACTTGGCACCGTCGGCAGAATTTTGGATCACCTCTGCTGAGGCATGTGCCTTCGAAGCTGCCTTTTGTTTGGCATTTGGATTGGGAAGGTCTTTGGTCAACAGAGGTGAAACTTCGGTATCAGCCAGTTGTTGCTCCAGGCCGTCCATGTATGCTTGAGTGTTTATTCTAATTCTATTTGGGTCACCGCCCATGCTGTGCCATATAGCTGTGATCTCCTGCGGAGTTGCAGGATAGTTGAATGTGGCATCAATGATATGCACAGGCTCGTTTAGAATGCCATCAAAACCCATTGGCGATTTTTGTACCGGGGTTTTCTTTGGCTTAGTCATGCTTACTGGATCGTATTTGGCCAATGCATCTTCAAGATGCTTCAGTTGATCGCTGCTGAGTTCACCAGCAATTCTAATACGATAGTCGAAAGTTTTCTTGCTTTCTGTCAAATAATCTACAAAGGTTTTCATAGGATGTCCTCTTGACGTATTTAGCGTAGTTTAAGATTCTGAGTCAGTGCGAGGTTTCAGAATACGATCTAACAATTCATTGCGATCCAGTATAACTCCCTGTGCCGTGGGTGTCGTATCCGTACCCGAATCAAGATCTAGTCGCTGCTTACGCAATTGCAGATCAATCATCTTTAATTTTTTGTTAATTTTTGCGGTCTTGGCAGTGATAGCATGACCTAACATAGTGCCTGCTACTGCAAAAATTTCACTGGCATATCTGGAATCTACCTGCATGCCCAGATCCATAAGATTGTCAAAACTTTCCTTAGCCGAAGAGGCTAATTCATCCATTTCTTGATCGCTGGCATCTAGCCCTTTGACCGCGGGCAAGGCCAATTCAATTTTATCCAGGGTTTGGAGACTTTGTGGCAACAGTTGCAGATCAGAGCCGGATTCAACTACAGGTTCCGATGCGTCGTCGCTTTTGGTAGGTAGATCAAACAGTTCTTCAAGTTTACGGGTCATACCGTATTTATCGACGTTTTTTTGAGCCGTTTCTAAACATGTCGTCTTCGGTAATAACTCTAAATTGCAGCCCTTGTCGCTGGCACCATTTCATAGCAGCATCCCATTTGGCATAGTTTACTGCCACTATAGCCCGGTCCCGTTCTTTGGCTCGTTCGTTGATAATGCTTTGACTCTTGGGCTTGATTTCAATCACTTCAGCACGTATGCTGTTGTTGCGGTTTTTGTATACCACCAAGAAGTCGGGCACGTAGTTGGTCATTTTGCCAGTAAGCGGGTGACGATACGGTATGCTGATACTTTCACTGGCCCATTGTATGATGTTGTCGTTGCTGTCACAAAAACGCATAAAGGTATGCTCCCACCCAGAGCGATACCGAGGACTGTTTCTACCTACGTACTTTTGTGGATTAAGTGGGGTGAATAACCCCTGTGCAAATTTGCTCATATCTGCACATTGCGAGCTGCGTAATAGTTAGGAGTTACCTGAGCTTGCACACCAATCATGGTTGCCGGACTTCTAATCTCGTTTAGGTAGTAGGCAATCAAGGCAGTGACTTCCAACTGTGATTTACCTACAAAATCATCTAGCAAAACTATGGCAGGTATACCTTGTTGATCAGCAATACGAAAAACCGCATAGGTAAAATTTTGTGCGCTTTCTTTGTTTCTACTTAGATTATAAAAATACGAATACAATGTATCGTATTCGTTCACTGGTACATTCAATTCAAAGTTGTAGAAGCGATCAAAAATTCTTACTGTTTGATCTAACTGTGTTTGTGCTGTGTTGAGACTAGGAGTACTCATTATTGACCTCCACCGCCTGTGGTAGTGGTTTTCTTAGGAAAGAAAAAGCCGTTGACAGCATTTGCGCCCTGTCTAATCACACTAGGTCCGCCGCCTTTTAATACTTCTCTGGCTACCCCAATGCCTTCTTCGATTGCGGCCTGTTTTAATCCGCCTCGCTTGAAAGTTTCAAAGGTGCGACCGGCCTTGGCAATGGCACCTACCACATCGCCTTTGACCATGAGATCTTCATAGATACCTATGCCTGCATCTACCAGACCACCTTGACCCAGTATGCTGCGTGTGCCTCCAGGACGTTGCAGTGGACTTGGACCTTGATCGTAACGATTAGGATCAGCAAAGCCCTTGACAAAATCTGCTGGACGACTGCCACCTATAGCACCAGAATAATATTTTACAGTTTCGTATTCGAACTCGACCTGATTGGTCATTAGTTCATTGCTGGCATATTCATAGGTGTCATGTGTCCAACTTTTGATCATTGGATTGATCAACACATACTCGACAAATTTCTTTTGATTGAAGCCGTAAATTCTAATATCTTTGAAGAATGGGGGCTTGCCGCCCAGTGTGTCAGAGCCGGTTGTGTCCGAAAAGCTTTCGCCTATGAATCCCCAGTCATTGACATTGCCCACACGTTCATCCGAATAAGCGTCTCTGGCATTGTAGCTGAAGCCGGCCTGTCTGTTGGCATTGTTACCGCTGGTGCCATTGGTATTGGCCTGACTGTCATAGGCCTGTGTTGGATCTTTGTAGTAGTAGCTCATGTAAGCATACCACAAACTACGAATCAAATCACCACCATCGTCGTGAAATACAGCTCTAATGCCTTTGTAATTCAGTTTGGTTTGAACTATGCGTTTACGATTGTATTGATTCATGGTTTCGGTTGAAATATCGTAACGCGGCAGGTCAATTGATTTGACCAAAAGGCCAATGGTAGCGACGCCTGATGTAGCGTCACTACCAAATAAAACTTTCAACCTTGGAATTTGACCAATGTTTACATTAAAGTAAACATGATAAAGAAACTTATGACGAGGCGCCAGCTCGTAACCGTTTGTAGTAAACGTCTTGCTGGCGTGCCTGTAGTCTCTGAGAAAATCATTCCCAAAGAAGCCTTTGAGGAAGTCCTGCCCCCAAGTGGCCATGGGTTAGCCTGTGATAACTGTGCCTACCGTACGACCGACTGTGGCGCCAATGCCAGAGCCAATTGGAGTCTGGATAGCGTTATCAAAGCGCATAGTCATTGCGATAGTTACTGGACCGCTGTCACCGTAGTTTAAGTCATTCCAGTTAACACCAGACACCAAGCATCCGTACAGCTCCCAGGTTTCTAGCGCAGTAGGTGCATTAGCACCGTTACCGCCATCAAGCACTTCACAACGTGTAGTAAACTTGTAGTCGATACCTGAGGCTGCACTGGCCTGTTCCATCATGTCCATCTGTTTCTGGACCTGCTCACCTACCAAACGTGCTACTTGACCGCTGGCATCATCACGGAAGTTGACAGTGATTTCCTGCCACTCGTGTTTGCCTGCATAGTAGATCTTGCTGTTATAGATATCAATAGTCTGTGTGTCAAAAGTCACATTAGGACGAGTGAAATCCATAACCTGTTTAGTCAGTTCTGTACGTGGTGTGCTTACACCAAAGTTTTCAAATATCACTCTAAAGCGATATTTCAGTTTAGGCATGAGCAGACCCTGGGTACTAGACGATTGATCGCTAGCCAGTGGTACTGTCATTCTTGTCAAGGACGCAACTGCCATTTTTAGTCTCCTGTTCTCATCTATTTATCACTATTAAACCGGCTGGCTTGACGACGTATTGCCAGCGGCTATCTCACCCGTATTCTTGATGCGAACTGGGATGTAGATAAACTCAACTGCCTTGACAGGTTCGATAGCAATATCAACGTACAGCTCGTTACGATCAATACGTGCTGGTGTATTGTTGCTTTCGTCACAAACAACCAAGTAGTCATATATGCCGCGCTTGGCTACTAGATCATTCATTAGACCTTCAATGGTGTTCTTGATTTCGTCACGTGTTACTTGATCGTTTGGTTCAAACAAGAACTGATTACCAATTTCAGTTAGTCTACCGCGGATAAACGCAATCAGACGAGCTACATTGATACGATCAAGTGCGCTGGCCACAGCCTGTGTAGTCTTGTTACCATAGTTAACAATACCTACGCCAGGAATGAAAGTCAACGGATTTACACGGTTTTCATACAGTGTGTCACGCAGGCCAAGTCGTGTGGCAATCTGCTGGAATTCGCCTGTGGCTGCATCAATATAACCAATAGCTGATGCGTTGTCTACTGTGCCACGACGTGTACCGGCTGGTGCCAACCACGGGAATGCCACTTCATCGTTGCGCACAATTGTACGCAGTAACATATGGCTTGGTGGTTGTACCACTGTGCTGCCACTTAGATCGGTGGTCTGGCAACTTGGATAGAATACACCTAGGTATGGGCTAGCTGTGTTTAGACCATCGCCATCTGGTACGCCAAGGCCGCCTGCATCAGTTGCCCAATATGTAATTGCTGTGCCGGTGTCTTCGAGACGTAGCGGTGTATCACCAATAATAAACGCAGTGTTGTTACGCTCGTTGTTTAGAGCCACCATGTTAACCATGAGTTCTGGATACTGCGGGCAAGCAATCAAATTAAATTGACGCTGTTCTTCTCTCAGTTCGGTATTGGTGTCAATTGCCGACTTCATGGCCTGCACTACCAGGTTACGAACTGCCTTACGACCCATGAATGGGCTACCGTCGTCCTTGAGTCCGCTAACTGTCAACCAGGTATCTTTGACCGCTGGCAAGGTATCGTCTGGATAGCTAGTAGCATTAAAGTAATTGCTTTGATAGCTCTTGACGTTGAATCCGCTACGACGGCTGTTAAACAGCAGCATGCCATCTGGATATAGTGATGGGTCTGGTGCGTCAAGATCCAAGTAATCAGATGTGGTCAATGTGCTGATTGGTATGATGTCGCCGGTTACAATATCAGTTGAACCGCTGTTGTCCCAACGTGCATCAGCAAACAGAATACCGTTCTGTCCAGTGTTATCAGTGTTGTCAATTAACACCCACTGATCAACCGAATCAACGTTCTGCCAACGATAGATCATTGGATAGTTTTCTAGATCACTGGTGTCAACCCAGATGTCGCCATAAACCAATGGTGTATCATCGCTTTGTGCGGTTGGTGCAGATGCGGCACAAATTGGACCGTTTGGATCGCAACCAGTTAGGTTATAACCACGAGCGTCCAAAGTCACGTTGCGATAGCCGCGCCAGTTGGTGCCATCATGCATCATGATGTCTACTTGATCTACTGCGCTGTAGTACCAACGACGTCCATCTGCTGGGTCTTGATTTGGTTCGCTTGCGCTGGCTGTGTATGTCAATGCTACCCAGTTGCTTAGAATCAAGTTGCTGTCATTGCCGGCTCTTACACCTTCTACTGAAGTATTAAAGCCTGCGTTAGATACTGGTGTACCAAATGTGTCTTTGAGCACAATTACACCACCGCGAGAATGTATAAACTGAATAGCACCGCTAGCGGTTACTTCAGCACTGACATCAGCAACATTAGCAAGACTTACATCTGAGCAAAAATCTGCCGCTGTAGAGCCTGTTAGTGTCACTGTCACTGGTGAAGTAAGTGCAGTATTGTTTGTCTGGCTAGCTTCGATGGTAAATGTGGTACCAATTGAAAATGCCGGAGCAGTTTCGTCACCAACAATAACGGTACGACCAGCTGTGGCACGTTCAAACAACTTCAGCGTGAAAGTATTATTTTCGCTGACATCATACTGGGTGTAGGTAGTACCTGCTGGGATGTTAATACCACCGCCAGCTGGGTCAAGTGCTTTGTTAGCACTTTGATCATTTTGATAAATTGGTGCACCTTGTTCAACGAACACGCCAAGAGTTGCATCATACTTGGATACCACCATGTTAGCGCCGTTGTTGACATTGGTAATCTTGTTCCAAACAGAACCGGTTGGCTTTGGATTGGCATCAAAGCTGCTCCAACGAGGAACTGTGTAGTGTGGACTTGCCTGGAATGCAGGTGCATAGTAGGTCTGAGCTTGAACGCCCAGATCAATAAACAGGTCTTGTGTGCCAAAGTCTAGCACAATTGCACCACCATTGGCAGTTGAACCGTCGGCAGTTGCAGTGCTGTCTGCATATAGCACCAGTCTGTTGCTGACGTTAGCAGCAACAACACCTTGGATAGTTGCAGCATTGATTGCACCTACCAAACCATTCAGTGTATTGTTAGGAGCTGCTGGAACCAGTACAGTAATACCGTTGATTACAATTGCTTCGGCAGCATTCAAAGTACCAGTTACAGTGTTGGCACCAGTGATAGTAGGAATACTCAACTTCCAGGCATCGCTACCAACTAGTACCCAGGTATTGGTGCTGTCTTTGAAATATACAGGATTGTTAGAATTCAAAGTGTTGATTGCATAGTCACCAATGCTACCTACGCTGCTGCGTGGAGCAGTGCTAGGACTTGGTTCAATCTTGCTGCTGTCTGTGATTACAATAGGTGCTTTGAGTGAGAACGAGTTGGTAGTCAAGTTCCAGGCGAAAATGCCCCAGGCTGTATCTGCGGTGTTGAGCCAGAACGTGCCGTTAGGTGGAGCACCAGTTGGGCGTACCAGGCTGGCAGTCAATTCTGACAGGTCAATGTCTGCACGTTGAATATATGCACGATTGCTTATGCCCAAGGTCGAGTAGGCAGCTAGCAGGCCGTATTCGTTTAGTTCGTAACCGTTGATTGGTGTACCAGCCGAAGTCTTATAGAAGAACGGATTGCCAAATGTAGCAACCAGATCACGCTGACTGGTGATTAGATAAATGTTATTCGCATTAGCAGCCAATGTGCCTGGAGCGATGCCAGTGCCAGTGCCGTTAATTTTGTTAGCTGCGGTGGCAAGCAGAATGTAGGGAACACTATTGGTTGCCGAAGGAATATAGTTACTCTCATCGATAATAGTGACTTCTACGCCGGGTGATATCAGGGCCATGGTACAATCCTTTTATAAAGTTGTTCAACAATATTTATGTGGACCGCCCTAAATCGGGTGCTATCCGGCTCCCTTAATTAAGGTTTTGGGTGATTTTGTCTAGCACTAGATTGATTTTTTCACGTACTACGTCAATGTTGATGGTTTGCCAAAGCCCAGGATGCAAAGGTCTAGGTATAGTACCGGCACTGACCCAGGCATAGCCAAGGTGTTCGTCGTTGAGTCTGGGAGTAAACTCGCGATCAAGCACTGACAGGAAAGTATGATATTGAAACTTGCTGTCAGGACTGGTGAACATTTCTATTGGCACTAGCTTTTTGTGTCGAGGCCAAACACCCAGTTCTTCGTGGCATTCACGCTGCATGGCTTTGATCAGAGTTTCTTTGCCGCTGACCTTACCACCGGGTAGACCCCAGCTGTTGGGATTTTTAGGATCGTTTCTTAACAGATAAAGATAGCGATCTGTTTCCAAGCAGTAAAACATCACGCCTACTGCATTTACAATACCAGACTCCATCGGCCTCCCACGTACAGTCCTTCGTATGATTTTACCCACTCATTTCCGGTCCAACGATACTGTATATTTGTGTTAGAATTGGTTACATATTGAATGTCACGTTCAATTTGACCATTAAAAGATATATGCCAACTTCCGCCGTCAAATTCAATAATGTCGTTGGCCTTGGCCACGATAGGAACATTGCTGAACCACGCAGAAGGCGCAGTTAAAGCAGTATTATCAACACTGCCAAGATCTTCTGTAAGCAGATAACGCTGCCCTTTGGCGGCAGCGGGTAAGCCTGCTCCCGGACCGGATCTTCCCGGATCAATTATTGCGGTCAAAGGCGCTTGTGTGTTTTCAGGAATAGTGTCTATGTCTACATCAAATAGAATGAATCTGTCATCGCTGGGATGGTAGCTGACTGTACCTACAATTTCTGTACCGTCTTCTGTTTCCAGTCTGATTTGACTGATGCCTTCACGCAGTGTACCGTACAAGCCAACCACAGCACGCCACATAACGTTACTAGGTGGATTCTGCGGTATTAGTAAACTAAAATTAGACTCATCAATGGGCTGACTGTATTTCAATACCTGTAGCTGATTACCAATTAGCAGAGTTTGATAAGCATATGGAGTAATACGCTGACGTGTACCTAACAGCAGATCGTTGTTGGTAAGCGCATCAATAGGATCGCCGCGGCTGTTATACATGCTGGCAATAATTTTGGTAACCACACCTAGTTTTTTGACCTTGGCCGGTGGGCTAATCCAGATAGGAAGAGTGAACTTCAGACTGGCAATGTCAATAGTGTCTTCGGTGCCCTGCGGTATAGTTCGACTTGACCAGTTAACACTTTCTAGTTCTACCACGCTAAGGCTGGTCCAGTCAATGTAGTTGTCGGTGCTTTGAATTTCTAGTGCTGGATTAAACAGTGTTACAATCTGTTCTAGTAACTGCATTTTTTGATTGGTATTGCTAGTCCAGATATCCAACCCAATTTCAAGGTTGTACGGCACTGGCATCAAACGTTCAATAGTAAAGGCATTGCCTTGTGTGGTTTCATAGGTCTCAGTGGCAGTGTCATAGGTGCGCTGTCTCACTGCTATCTTGTTCACGTGATACGGTTCTTGTAGGCGGTCTCGAGCATAATTAAAGCCCGTGATATAAAATGTCATTAACGGCGTGCTAGGCAAACTGCTGGCTGAGTTCTGCTGTATAATCGTCTGTGCTTGACGACTGGCATCGCCGTACCTCACTGGCACTCTAAGTAGAGTAGGTAGACCCGTGTCAGGATCGCGGCCATATTCGACTTGAAAGTTGCTGAAGATCCTAGTAAACTGCAATAGGAATCTTCTTATTTGCTCGTCGTAAAAATAACTTTGAATTTTTATTCTCCTTGGACGAGCAATTTTTTACGAGCTTCTCGTTCTTTGCACCGGATAGAATGTGCAGCTCGCATTTCGTCTGTCCACTTTTTACTACTTTGGCCCTTTTTTGGGTGAGATTTGCCCTTCATAGCACCACCATCTCGTCGTTTCCATCCGCCAACGCTGGTCGTATCGTGGCGTAATTTTTGTGAAGCTCGCATACGCTCAATGCTTGCAGCACTGTGTGTTTTATTGCCGCCTGCTTCTCTGTTGTTGTACACAACGATGCCTTGACTTCTAAAATGATTCAACCAATAACCTTCTTTAGTGTTTAGTTCATCAATAGATTGTGCATGATCAATTACTTCCCAGACAAAAGATTCTTGGCCGTACTTTCTAATGCTGTCAAGCAAATAACTTTTTTTCCCACGGCGAGCATCAGCCAAATGTGCGTACCAACGCATTTTAGGATTTTTTTGAACTGTTTGGCCTATGTAGACTTTGCTATTCGCAATATTGGTAATCTTGTAAATATGCATCTTATACTTATGCGTCAAGATAAAAAAACTGCTGCATTATTATCCACCGTTATCGGCTCTGGGCTTTAGAATTTCACTGAGACTTTGTCTACTTGGTATAGCACCGCGATCTGTGGTTTGTACTTCTTCGGTGTTATTGACAAAGCTACTACGTAGTGTTTTATTAGCTGGCCCGTTATTTAGGTCTGTTCTCACGTTGTCTTCAATTTTGATCCAGCGACGGCCATCATATCTAAACAGTCTATTTGGAAAGAAATCCAATCGCAGTGCATAGTCGCCTTCTCTAGGTCTCAACGGGAAAGTTACACCCGGAGTCACTGGTAAGCCATTGGGAGCAATGCCGTCGCCGGTTAGATAGCCCATGGTATAACCATCTGCAACTGGTGTACCATTGTCGCTGCTGTCATTGGCCACTGTGCTGCTAGCGTTAACTCCCGGATTGCTGATATTGATACCTGTTGGTGTAACTGGTATGCCATTCTTTGTTGGCACAATGTAAAACTTGGTTGTATCGTAGCCGCTTAATGGTACTTCAACATCAGCTTGGGTAAGGATAGCATCATTGATTTCTGTGTCTTTCTTACGTGTGCTGACATTGTCGCCAATGGTTTCTGGTGTGCGTTGCTCCCAGTAAAAAGGATCGGTGATGTCTACTCCTGGTTGTACGTCACGTACGGCATAGTAATAGGTGTTGCCATAAAGCACCCAACTGCCTGCAGGATAAAAATTACCATTGTCCCAGATGGTGGCGTTTTGTACAGGCTTGTCCAGGATGCTGTTGAATTCTTGACTGTTGACCATTGGCGTGGCTTTGACACGCCAAGTGTGCGGTTGCCAAGTCTGCGTGAATCCTTCGGCCGCAAATTTTGCATCTTGAATCACATAGTATCTTGGCAGTGGCAGCGGTATAGTAGGATCTAAGGGATGGTAGTCTTTGAGGTTGGGGATTTCTAGCACATCGCCGGCCATGAGTTTGCGCCCCAAAGTGTCAATCATGTCGTTGTAATGAAACGTGATAAACAGTGTATCGCCGTTCAAGAACAGTCCGAACTGTGTAAGATCAAAGTCAATGTCCTGCACCTGATACACACCACGCATGACATACACATCGTCTGAGTACACTCGATCGCGGTTTTCTAACAACAGCAAGTCTTCAATAAACAAAGGATTCAAACTGTCATAGACCGGCTGTGTAGCATCGCCGTTGCCGCTGAGTGCCGAGTCTTGTCCACCAGTCTGTGTACCCAAATACTTGTGTACAAAGATATCTAAGCCGCCAACTGTGTACATTTCCGAAATTCTACGGTCTAAGAAACGATAATCGTTGGTGCGATCTGGACGGTAAAGGCTTAATCTTGGCATAATCCATATTTAGCTGTAGATTGACAGCTAATTAAATGGATGCTATTATAGATTATGGAACACTTTGAACGATTGGACCGCATCGAGCGCAGTATCTATCAACTGCCCAGACACACCGTTCACCGTAAAGATTGTCTCAAGATGATGGCACACTGCGAGCAACTGGCCAAAGAAATCAGTATGGAAACAGTGGAATGTAGACGCATGCGCAAAGAAACTGTGAAGTATCGTCAGCTGATGACTGAATTTGAACAATCTTGTACCAACTTAGAACACCACGTTTTGTTAGCAAAATTACAGCAAAAGTACTAGTTGACCAAAAATAGCAAAAAACGTATAATACACAATCAACCTTACCGGAGCAATCATGCTTGCTAAAAC